GGCTTATCCTCACTAAACTGTACCCAGTCTTCCTTAAACATCTCTGAACCACGGGCTTCAAACGACGCCATAAATTCTTGACGAAACGCATAAGAAGACATAGACCTTTTTGCAATATCGATTTCAGACGGGTCAAGAAGAGGATTATCGTAAGAAGTAAAGTGCCATGCCTTGTACGTTTCATCATCATCTAGTTCCGCATATTTGTACAACTCATAAAAGTGGTTGCGACCCATAGGTGTCCCAATAAACATGGCACAGCCCTTCTGGTCAGCCAAAGCAGGTCTCAAGATCTGCTCAAATACCTCAGGCTTCATGTCAGCGTACTCGTCCATTACTAGGAACTTGAGGCTGACACCTCGCATGGTTTCTGGTCTATCGGCTCCCTTGAGACTGATAGTGGCTCCATTAATAAGCTTAATTTGAAGATTATTAACATGGCTACCACTGATAACTTCATGCCCGAGATCGAGAAGGGTGGTCCACATAATGTCTCTGGCTTGTCCCTGAGTAGGTGCGACGTAAAATACATGTCCTCTATCTGCCTGTAGTGCGTTAACTATTAACATCCATGCTGCTAACCTAGACTTACCTGTACGTCGCCCAGCAGCTACTATTTTAAATCTTGTTTCATCTGCCCAGACTTCTTGCTGCCAAGGCAGTAGTTCTATATTAAGATCCATTAAAGTTACTAAACGCTGTTGATCTTTCTAAAAGCTCAAAAGTAACCGCTACTTCCATTTGTCCTGATCCTGAAGATGCTTGAGTTTTTACAGTATCTCCATTGTGCAAAACAAAGATGCCTTTGTCGTTTTGACCACCTAACACTTCTTTATTTCCTGCACCGATACTAGTGCTATCAAAGAAGTACATTTGGTCTACACCGCCTGTCTCCCACCAAAGACTTATTTGGTTTGTACTGCCACCATGGTTGGCAATAAAGATATACATAATATGTACTGTATAGCCTGTTGGTATAGTAAATAACGTTTGTTCAGTAGCGTCTGTTAGCGTAATGTGTTTTGTATGAAGCATTAGTACAACCAAAGCACTGGAGTAGAACCCCTAGTGTCCACGTGTACAAAGTCATCAGCAATACCAATGCCTGTAAAACCTAAGCGAATAGCCTCAGTCACAATTTTAAGGCGAAACACGGCGTTTGTTATTTTTATATCCGCCGCGATGCCTTGGGCATGTGTTCCGGGTACGTCTTTCTTAGCCTCTATCGGATGCTCAGTCGGGTGTCGATACCCGCTGGTGATCGTGAAAGGAAACCCGCATGCCTCTCTCAACTTGTCTAACTTCTCAAGGAAGTCTTTTTCCATGTTGTTGGTACCAGTAACTTGACAGTTGAACTCTGAAGAATCAAAATGCTTAAGATTCATCTACTACTTCCCCTTCAATTGTTGTGGGTTGTTCGACATCGACAGTACCGACACCACTAATGTTAATTTGAATGGCACTTCTACCGCCATCTTTAACAATATCTTTTTCAAATGCAGCAACAGGAAGGATTCTATCCATAACCAGCTTCCACGCTGCTGACTGATTCTTGTGTTCTGGGTCTAATGCTGCATCAAATATTGCATCCATCACGGCGCGAGAGCGAGGCGAGTTCAACATCCTTGCCTTATACTCGTTTATTATTGCTGCATCGCCTTTAGGACGACCAACAGACTTTCTGTTACCCTTTGTTTTACTAGAAACAGAACTTCTTTTAGGTCTACCAACAGGATTCTTTTTATCTTCCATACTGTATAGGCTCTACCTAGTTTGCTTTTGGGTTTGTTATCTATACTTGTAGGTAATATGCATAAGTACTAAGTCCTAATGCATCGTACTTTCCGCTATAGTTCTATATATACGTATATTATAGCATACTTTTTAGCATTTGTCAACCCCTGTAGGGAAAAAACATTGTATTTACAGTGCAGATTCTGTGATTTTACAGTGCAGATTAGTCTTATGCCCCAGGATTATAGTAAATTATTGATATATAACTAAAAGATCTAGTAATAACGTCTTCCAATTTCGCTCTTTTTTGTGTCTGAGTAGCTACTACTACGTAACGCTGTATAGTCTACGGCCCCCCGTGTCTGTTTTTGGCACAGATATTGCTATTGGCACGGTAATTGCGCTGTTGACATGGAGTCTGTGACGTGCTAGTGCGTGAGTCGGTGAAGTACCCTTCAGGCTGCCTAGATTAACTAGAGTTAATTTGACATTCTCTAGGTGATTTGAGATACTTTCTTTGTCGGGAGCAATTCCGCACCGACATGAGAATGATTCTCAATTAGAAATTAACTGGAGTTAATAACCATGACCAACATTGACAATAGAGGCGCTGGCGCCACAGTAGCAAAAGCACAGCTTGAAGCAGATCTTAAGCCAATGGCGGCAATGATCAAAGGCCTAGCCAACGTCAAGACAAAAGAGGATATCGCAGAGTTCATCGGCGGTTACGAAGGCGGGCTAGTCGCCGGCGGTAAACCTGAATCATCCGTCAAGGTAATGATCAGCCGCGCGCGTCGCATCGCTAAGACATGGACGGCGACAGATAAAAAGCTAAACGACTGGCACGGACTCAAGTCACCGGCTGACGGCCAAAAGCTGGTTAAGGCGATGGCGAAAGACTGCGGCGGACTCACTGAGTTATACGAGAAGCTGGCACCGAAAGCCGAAGAAACTGAGACAGCTGATCAGTCAGAACCAACGCCGGAGACTGAGTCAGAATCCGAACCACTCGCTAGCGATGCACCAGCACTGCGCCACTTATACTCTGAATTTGTTCAGAAAGCACACGATGCAGGATATACGAACGATGAAATTAAGGAATTCATCAACACAATCTAAACCGCTCAGCCGTGACACCTCAGCCGCCTTCGGGCGGTTTTTTTTTATGCCTGAATCCTATTTGACAATGATTCTCATTTAGGAGATAATAGGTACATAGTGTGGTGTGGTGTGTGGTGATCATGCTATGTCCTGCAATTAACTGGAGTTAATATTATGATGATTAAGTACTTAGATAAACGCGCAGACCGCGAATGGCTGGGTATCGTCCCTGAGTTTTTTGCTCGTGGTGTGGTATGTGCAAGGTTCGAAGGTGGTGGTATCAGTACAGTAGCTGATGAGATGAACGCCATGTATGGTATGGGTGGCTTCAATGATCACTGGCGTGGTGACATTGATGATGATGGTGTGTATCGTGCGCCAGAAGATGAGCCGCTTGATCCGTTCGCTCGTGTTGACTTCAACGGGTGGACGATGTGGGCGTATCCTTATTCGATATTCGGCATCAAGGACAGCGCAGGCAATCAACGTGTTGGGAGGTTTGACTGATGGAAAATGCACAGAAGAAACTAGACGCTTTGCGTGTTGCTGTTGATGCAATGTCTTCAGTGTTGACTGTAAATCCGCGAGCGTTCGAGGGGTATCCTGATATATTCAGTACCCTTGCTGATCTTCGTATGGACCTGATCGACGTAATCGATGAGGAGCGTTGGACTGAGAGTTACAACGATGGTCCGGAAGATAATCTTCATTACATTAATGAGAGGTGATGTATGGTTAGGTTAACTAAGAATCAGCAACAGGCTTTGTTGCGTAAATGGCATCACAACAATCAGGGTATGTCATACCTGCAGTTCAGGCGTACTGTTCTGCCTATGTTTGCTGACCCTGCTATTGTGGTGAAGTGGTGTAACATGTTCTTAGCTATCGAACCCGATGGCTATACACATTCATAAGGAGGATGTATGGATATTCATTGTAGGTATTGCGGTGAACCGTGGGATCATGACGAGCTTCATGATATGGAGGACGCCTGTTACAAGGATGCGGTCAAGCTGTTCTTAAAGCATGGGTGTGGAGCGTTCGGTTTCGAGCCGCCGCTGATGACGTGTAGGCGCAGTCCTATCTATCCACCTGAGATGATGGAGCTAATACGTGTGGCGCAGGATATGTCACCGTACCCTGATGAGTGGAGCAGTCCCGATGATATTGAGATGATGCTAGAAGTAGCAGAGGAGATGTTCTGATGTCTATGGTCTTTGAGTGTGTTGTGTGCGATGAGTGGTTCCGCAATGAGAAGGATGTGTACCAAGAAGACAACGGCGACTGCATCTGTGTGTCGTGTTGGGAAGATAACGTGGAAGAGTTGATGGAGAAGTACTATGGGAGAAGTAGTAGAGCTGTTCAGTAAAACTAAAGTGTCGGCTGTATGTCTGTTGTGCAAGAGTGTACACAGTCGTTTAGTTGACACAGATTCATGGGGTTGGTATCTTTGTACTGACAGATTTGTACAGGACATCTTTGATAGTGAGGATGCCAGTACGAGGGAGGTTCTCGTTGGTAACAAGACGGGAGCGTATATGTGCGACGAGTGTCGTGATTCATTTGGTGGGGAGTAGTAGTTATGAGTACTTATTTATTAACCAGCAGGGAAGAAGTAGAGGAGCATCGTCGGCGCATCAATACGATACGTAGTGCCATTGAGTACGATGTAGTCAACAGTCCGATTAACACTGAGTTCGAGGAGCTAGAAGTATTACTTCACGATGCAGTAGTGAAGCTGGACGAGATCTATGACAAGATGAAGGAGCACGTGTACGTGTTCGATGTGACTGTAACTGTCAGCCGTCGTGTCAATGTCAAGGCGTCAGACGAAGTTGATGCGGAGCAAGCTGCAATAGACTACGCTATCAGCGAGTTGGATTGTCCTATTGATTGGAACGAAGACGATGTGCAGGTGTTCCGTGATGAAGATGAAGAGACCACCAAGGTCTATGATGTGGAGGTGTAAATATGAAAGTCACGATTGAATTGGAAATGGAAAGCGAGGTGATAACTCTCCCAGATGTGTTGAAGTATATTGAAGAGTTAGCAGAGGATGGTTCTTTAGATTTTACAGTTGACAAGGAGTAGTGTATGGCTATTGATACATGGTATGTAGTGCAGAGGTTTAACCGTAAGACGTGGGAGTGGGAGGAGCGTGACAGTGACGGCTCTTCGTACAACTCTACGCTTGACAATGCAAAATACTTTTGCGATAGTTATATCAAGGACGGCGAAGAGTGCCGTGTAATCAAAGAGGAGGTAGTCTATGATCCCGACCGTTAGTGTAAGTAAGATGACGGGTAAGCTGGAAGGTATACAAGCAATCAATACCAACACAGCGACGAACCCATTCTGTATCAAGGAGTCGAGTAAGCCCGATGCCGACAAGATATGCGGAAAGTGCTACAGCATGAGTATGCTTTCTAGTTATAGGAAGAACTGTCAACCAGCATTCCAGAGGAATAGTGACGTGCTTGCGAGTGATGCTGAGTTCATTCTGCCTCGTACCTCCGGTGCATTCGTGCGGTTTCATGGGCATGGAGAGCTAATAAATGAGCAGCACTTCCGTAATTTATGTGCGATAGCTAGTGACAACAAGCACTCTGCGTTTGCGTTGTGGACTAAACGTGTGGGTATTGTGCGTAAGAATCTGCATCATGTACCTGATAATATGATTCTTGTTTATAGTAATCCGAAGATAGATAACGTGATGTCATCTCCACCGCGTGGGTTCGACCGTGTATTCAACAACGTGTCGGAGTCGTACGACGGTGAAGCTAACTGCACTGGACAGAAGTGTATGGATTGTTTACTATGCTACAAGCGTGACACCACGCAGGTTATTGTTGAGCATGTAAAGTAATTAGGTTCGGGTAATAGGAGATTTGTTATGGGACGCGAACAATGGGAAGTATGGCATGACGATTACCAAGACTATTGGGAAGGTGATCGTTGTATCTGGGACTATGCAGAGGAGTATCACGAGGACGATATCTCCAAGTACAAAGAGGAGCGGGATAGTGGCGAAGAAGTATCTTGATTACCACATGACACACCAAGAGATTGCTGACGAGTTAGGTATCAGTCGTCAGATGGTGCGTGTCATTGAGTATCGTGCGCTGCAAAAGCTCAAGCGTTCAGGTAAGCTACGTGCTTTCTTGGATCATATTAACGACGAGAAGGAGATAAGGTATGGCAAGGAATACACGCCGATATGTTAAGACGCACAAACCGCGCAGTAAATCAAGAGGTAATAGTGCCGACAAATCCATTGGCAAAAGAAAGCGTTGTGTGGTATACTAATCTATATAGTCTATACAGTAAGTACTATGCATTAGTATTAAGTATTACTAATACATATTACTTTTATAATAGGAGGTAACATGGAACAGGCAGAACGTACTCGTATGATTGAAGAGTTAACTGAAGATCATATGTACAACATCAACTACATGGAGGCAATGAACATGTTGTTTAATCTTTTTGCGATGGAGTTTGAATCGTTGGATGATAATCAACTGGAGTCTCGTTATCTTTCTCGTTTCGGCAGTAGTGTGGAGGTGCACTGATGGCTTTTGTTGAGTTACACCAGAAGTGTAATGATTGTGGATCTAGTGATGCGTTGTCCTACAATGAGGATGGGTCGAGCTATTGTTTCGCATGTGCTACGTTTACCCCGTCCTCAGACGGCACAGGAGGCTCTGTGAGCGACATTAACGACTATCGGGTACCAACCCCAAGGGTTCCTGTAATGGAGCTTAGAGGGCAATCTAGGAGCTATCAGGAGAGGGGTCTCGATGCACGTACAATGGAGAGGTACTCCACTACTTTGTGTGGGGACGAGGTACACTTCGGTTACTACACACCTGATGGAGAATTAACTGCAGTTAAAAAGCGTACGCCTGATAAGAAGTTCAGTATCGAAGGTGACTGGAAACGTGCTGGTTTATTTGGTCAACACCTCTTCCCTTCAGGTGGGCAGTACATAACCGTGGTCGAGGGGGAGATGGATGCGCTATCTGCGTATCAGATGTTCGGTGACAAATACCCCGTAGTATCTATTCGTAATGGGGCGCAGGGTGCGGCGGCGGATTGTCGTAGGGCGTATGAGTTCCTCGATCTATTCGACAACATCATCTTCTGCTACGACAACGACGAGCATGGTAAGAAGGCGGCACATGAGTGTGCAGATCTGTTTGGTGGTAAGGCAAAGATCTACCAGCATGGTGAACACAAGGATGCCTCCGACTACCTGATGTACGCTGACAAGGATGACTTCATCAAGCGGTGGTGGGCTGCAAAGGTGTACACACCTGACGGCATGGTGATGATAGGGTCACTCCGTGAGGCGATGAAGAAGCCATTGATGGAGGCAGAAGTACGTTATCCCT